CGCTGGTGGAGCAGTTGTTGCTGGTACGTTCATGAAGAAATGCGCAGCAGCGCTTCAAAAAAGAGGACACATTGCAATATTTATTTCTCAAGTTAGAGATGATATTAAATTAGACCCTTACAGCAAAGCACCAATCAGGCAGACTTTAGCTACAGGAGGAAATGCTCTTCTGCATTTCGCTAATTGGATTCTTCAGTTTGAAGCTAGAAATAAGTCTGATTTAATCCTTCAAGATGAAAAAGCTGCTCCAGATGCTCAAAAAAATCCTTATATAGGTCATCAAGTAAAAGTAACAGTTAAAAAATCTCCCAATGAAAAAACTAATCTTGTCATAAAATATCCAATTAGATATGGCAGGAAAAATGGAACATCAAATTGGATTGAAAAAGAAATCAGTGATTTCATCCTAGGGTGGGATATGGTAATTAAAAAAGGCGCTTGGTTGTCTTTTGCTGAAGATGTAGTAGAAAATGCTAAAAGATTTGGAGTAGATCTTTCTAATCAAATACAAGGTATGCCTAAACTAGAAGCTCTAATATCAGACAATGAAGATGTTAAAAAGTTTTTTATAGGATATATCAAACAAAATGTTTTATCATTTTTAGCTGACGATACAGATGGAACTTCTGACGATACACGGGAAGAAGAAGAGGTATAAAAACCTCAGAAAATATTTAATAGACTGGAATGCTAGTAGTAGAAGTAAATTTCAGACTACTGTAAAAAAGTTTATTAAAACATACTGGGATCAAGATGTAGTTTTTGAAGAATTTCCAGTAGTAGGATCAAGACTGTCCTTGGATTTTTATAATGCTAATAAAAAAATAGCGATAGAAGTCCAAGGGCAGCAACACACTAAATATGTAGAATTTTTTCATCAAAATCGGTTTAAATATTTAGATCAATTAAAAAGAGATCAAAATAAAGAAAAGTTCTGCGAAATGAATAACATTATACTTGTAGCTATTTATCAAAACGATATAATAGATAGAGGGCTTTTCGAGTCACAAGGTGTAATATTATAATAGAATGAAAAAGGGAAACAACTCAGAGAATTTTAAAAGCTTTAAAATTCCAGAAAACTATTTCAATAAACTTTTTGAGTTTAGTGGATCATCTGATGAATCTTCAAAAGGATTTATTGTAGCATATGTTAATCAAGAAGGTTGCCCCCTTATTTACGCCAAGATAGCTAGTCCAATAGTCCAAATGGGGCTCAGAAAGGCTCTTGAGGACTATCTTGATGATATCAACAATGGTGGCGAAGAAATAGTTGACATCGATGATAGTTAGCAGTAGATTGATAGAATGATATTCTCTTATGACCTTGAGTCGCAACTCCTAGCTGGATTAATCAAATATCCAGATAGGTATGCTGACATTGCATCCTTCATAAGCGAAAAAGACTTAACGTCTAAAATGAACAGAACTTTATTTTCTGTTCTGCGCCAAGCAATTGAGAATGGTGAAAAGATAGATGAAGTTGTAATCGCTCAACGAGTTAAAAGCCTTGGCATCTCTTTTGATGATGGTTTAAACCCATTCGACCATGTTGAATGTTTATCTGTTAAAAAAGTTTCAGCCGAATCAATAATCAGCGTTGCTAGAGAACTCAAAAAATACACAGTAAGAAGAGAAATTTCTAGCTGCGGTATCGAGCTCAGCAAAGTAATGCAGAAGATGTCTGATTCTTCTCATTCATTTGAAGCAATCGTTGAAGCAGCAGATAAGCTTTATAATGATCAGATAAATCTTTATGAAGCTGGAGGCAATCAACCAGAAAATATTTTCGACTCAATGGAAGAAATCATTGAGGAGAGAGGAGAGAATCCAATTGATGAATTCGGATTTTCTGGACCCCATCCAAAACTTCAGGAAATGTATGGGTCTTTATTAAGGCCGGGAAACATAACTGTAATTGTCGCTAGATCAGGTGTTGGTAAAACTCAATTTTGCATAGATTTTGTAACAAAGACCTCCGAAAGATATCAAGTTCCAGTTCTTCATTTTGATAACGGAGAAATGAGTAAAGAAGAATTGATATTCAGACAATGTGCCGCTATGTCAGGTGTTCCAGTTTGGCTGCTTGAAAGTGGAAATTGGAGAAAATCAGGTAAAGAAATAGTAAGCAAAGTAAGAAAAGCTTTAAAAAGCATCGAAGAAAAATACAAACACTTTTATTATTATAACATAGGTGGACTTACTGTTGACGCTCAGATCAGTATTTTAAAAAGATTTTATTATGCTAAAGTTGGGCGCAATAATCCTTTAATTTTTAGCTTTGATTATATTAAGACAACCAATGAAAATGCTGGCAATAAAAATGAATGGCAAGTAGTCGGTGAAATGGTTGACAAATATAAAAAGTGCATTCAAAGAGATATTGTCGGAGATGAAGGACCATGCATATCAATGATTACTTCTGTTCAATCTAACAGATCGGGCATTGTAACAAATAGAACTGCAAATAATGTCGTCGATGATGAAAGCATTGTTTCCTTGTCAGATCGAATCACTCAATTTTCATCTCATATGTTTATTTTAAGAAATAAGACAGCAGATGAATTACAAAACGAAAGAAATTTTGGTACCCATAAATTAATAAATGTTAAAGCTAGGCATTTAGGAAGAGACATTGCTGGAGCAATCAATCAAATAGAAATGCCAGATGGAACCCTGCGAAAAAACTTTGTAAATTTAGAATGTCAAAACTTCAGTATAACTGAAAAAGGAGATCTGCGAGATATTGTGGATTCATTGAATGCAACAGGAACAATAGCTAGAAATGGAAATGGAACCGAAGACGTACCTGAATTGGATTGAAGACAAAAGCGATAAGATTCAAGAGATTCTTATTGATTTAGGATATCAATTATCTGACAGAGGCAGATACTGGCAAAGCACCGCCGTTTATAGAGATGGAGATAACCAGACCGCTCTACAAATATGGAAGGACACTGGAATATGGAAAGATTTTGTTCAAGGATCTTCTTACCAACCATTTAAAAGGTTATTACAGTTAAGTTGTAGAGATGATAATAGATTGAATGAATTGCTTGAAGTTCTTGATGAAAAAAATGATTCATTCATTCCAACAGTAAAAGCTCCTAAAATGGAAATAGAACAATTTTTTAGTCACGACGATGTAGGTACACTACTTCCTCATTATAGCTTTTATAATAACAAAGGTATTTCAGATCAAACCCTTGAACTTTATAAGGCTGGATTTTCAATGTCTGGAAAAATGAACGGTCGGTTTACTTTTCCAATTTATGACGATAACGGAAAAGTCATAGGTCTCAGCGGAAGACATCTTCTATGGGATAATAAAAAATCCATTACGAAATGGAAACATTTAGGAAGAAAAGGTCGATGGATTTACCCATTAAATATTCCTAACGAAAACGATATTTTCGTGAAGAGCATAGAAGAAAAAAAAGAAATCATTATAATAGAAGGTATAGGTGATAGCCTAGCTCTTTCAGAGCAAGGAATTTACAATCACATGGTAGCGTTTGGTCTGGACTTTAGTTCTAAGCAAATCGCTTATTTAATATCGCTAAACATTGATAAAATAATTATAGCAACAAATAATGATGCTGGGAAAAAGACTAACGCTGGAAGAGACGCTGCTATAAAATTATTTCTTAAATTAATTAAATACATAGATATTGGCAAGATTGAAATCAAGCTTCCAGTAATGAATGATTTCGGGGAAATGCTTGAAAATGATGTCGATATTAATTTATGGATTAATAAAAATAAAAGCAAAGCCAAACAAATTCAGTACATACTTAATAATTATGAAGTAAATGATAAAAAGTGTGTAAAAATATTAAAGGATTATTTAGATCAACTAAGTTTTGAAGCAGACTCTCTCAGCCAGTAAAATCAAGACCATGACCTCTTGCTCATGGCTATATTGGTGCAAGTATCATCTCAAATTACCTGATAAAACTAATGATGGGGCGTTAAAAGGAAGCATTGTGCATCTAGTTCTCGAATGCCTTGGCGTAGATAGGCATAGAAAGCATTATGACGCTATACTTAAGAAAGGTACCGTTGGTGGATCAAAAGCCGTTAGAAGGCTAATTTATAAACACGCTAAAGCTGCCAACCTTTTAGAAAATGAGTCTAATCTAGAAGATATTTATGACATGGCTTTTAGAGGGTTGGTTTATGATTTTTTTGGAAAGCAATTAGGCAAGCCAAGCACAACTATATCTGAAAAAGAATTTGAGATAGAAATAGAAGAAGATGATATTCGATACAAGGTTAAGGGGTTCATTGATCGATTATTCATGTATAAAAATAAAGGCATTGCCTTAATAAGAGATTTTAAAACAAATAAAAAAGTTTATGAAGGACATGAAGTAACAGACAACCTTCAAGATTATATTTATACATTAGCTGTAAGAAAACTATATCCAGAATTCAAAAATGTAAAAATGGAATTTGTTTTCCTCAAAGCCATGAACAGCTCAAAATCTGAAAGCGGGAAATGGCAAATAGTTGGAGCTGACAAATCAGTTCTAAACATGAGAGAAAAAACTAAAGATGAATTAGAAGGATTTGAATACCAGCTCACCGATTATCAAAGTTACGCGGAGAATTTTGATGAATCAACATCGACTTCTAATTTAGCCTCCGATCAAGGTATGCCAAGAGATGGAAGCTTTAGCGGAAGATTGT